ATTACGCTGCTATTCCTAAAACGACACAGCATCGCAAATCCTTCAAACCGACGAACGACTTCTATGTGGAGTTTGATTTTGACGGCTATCATCTTCGTTTACTGGCTGAGCAAATTGATTTTGAGCTTTCGTCTGAGTCTGCCCATAAGCAGTTAGCCAAGCTTTACTTCGGTAAAGACGAAATAACCGACGAAGAGTATAACCAAGCCAAACAGATTAACTTTCAAGCGATATATGGTAAGATACCTGATGAGCATAAAGATTTAGAGATCTTTCAGAAGATACAATCGTTTATAGATCACCTTTGGGTTGAGTTTGGAGGCTTAGGTTTTGTTGAGAATCCACACTCACGTAAACGTTTCACCGAAAAGTTAAAAGATATGCATGCACAGAAACTTATGAACTATATGATGCAGTCGTTGGAAACTTCAAGAAATGTTCTTATATTAAAAGAAGTATTAAGGTATTTAAAAGATAAGCAAACAAAAATAGCTCTATATACATACGATGCAATTTTGTTTGATTTTAGTAAAGAAGACGGAAAAGAAACTTTGCAAGACATAGAGAAGATTATGTCGGAAGATAATAAATATCCAGTAAAGTTTAAGTTCTCAAAAGATTTAGTTTTATAACATAGTTTGATATTTATATATGGAAGAAGTACTAGAAATAAAAAGGTTTGATTACGACATAGAAACCTTTTCCTATAATCTGGATATGAGTAATAAACTATTTTGCACCTTTGCTACTGAAGATACTTTAGAGGGAGTTTTAGGTGAAATTAAATCCCGTTACAAAATAATCTATAATAAAATATTTGTTTTGTATTCTAAAAGTCAAGACGAATATATTTGTACTTATAATGTAGACTTTGGTAACGTTTCAAATTTTATAGAGAATACAATCTTGGTTCATAGAAAAAAAGAATCAAATACACTCTATACTATCAATGCTCTTAATACTCTAATCAAAGAACTAAACAATGGCGAGTTAGATACCAGCTTCAAAGTAAACTGGTCTGATTATCGCAACTGTGTTCTACTCACAAAAGGAGCTGAACTCAAAAGAATCAATACGAAACTTTTTAAGATTCTAGAGTTGGAGAACTAAAATATAGTTCTTATATTAATAATAAGTTATAAATTTTTAAATAAGTTATATGGACATTAATGCTATCCGCGCAAAACTAGATGCGTTAAATAACAATAATCAGCAGAGAGAAAAAACTGATTATTCTACCATCTTCTGGAAGCCAGAACTTGGTAAGCAGACAGTACGTTTGGTACCTTCTGCATTTGATCCTACCTTTCCATTTAAAGAACTAAAGTTTCATTATGGGATTGGTAAGTACCCGATGGTTGCTTTATCAAATTTTGGTAAGCAAGACCCAATCGAGGAGTTCGTTAAAGAACTAAAGAAGACATCCGATAAAGATAACTGGTCACTGGCCGGTAAGATCTCACCAAAGACTCGAATCTTTGCACCCGTAGTAGTACGAGGTGAAGAAGATAAAGGAGTACGTCTATGGGGATTCGGAGTAACTATCTACAAAGCTTTACTAGCACTCATTGCCGATGAAGATATCGGAGATATTACAGACGTAATTAACGGATGGGATCTAGTAGTAGAGCAAGTACAAGGTAACCCTTACCCTGAGACTACTGTTCGTATTAAACCTCGTCAGAATGCTTTATCAGATAATAATGACAAGGTAGATACTTGGTTGAAAACTCAACCTAACCCAACAGAGGTTCATACTCAATACGAATACGAGTTTATCAAGAAACAACTACAAAACTATCTCAACCCAGGTTCTGCAGAAGAGGATACTCCAGCTGCAGGAGCTTCAGTTGAGACCAAGCCAGAAAGCTCAAGTCCTCAAAAGACTGACTTTACTTTAGAAACAGCTACTGCTGGCAATAAAGATACAGTTAGTAAGTTTGATGATTTATTTAATGAGTAATGGCAAATAAAAAAGAAGTTCAACAAAGAGCGACCGCTGCAGTCCGTAAGTCGTTCAATTTATCTAATTTTAAAAAGAAGAAAGGTTTCTCGAATGCTTCTGTGAAATTTAAGGAGCAGGGATGGATACCATTATCCAAAGCCTTTCAAGATATAACTTCCTTACCCGGTATTCCTACCGGACATATCACTCTTTTGCGTGGACATAGTGATACGGGCAAGACAACTGCCCTACTTGAAGCTGCGGTGAATGCTCAAAAAATGGGCATTCTCCCGGTTTTCATTATCACTGAGATGAAATGGTCATGGGAACATGCTAAAGAGATGGGATTAGAGTTTGATGAAGTTAAAGATGCAGATGGAAATGTACAGGATTACGAAGGTCATTTTCTCTATGCTGACAGAGGACAGTTAAACACTATTGAAGATGTAGCAGTTTATATTGCCGATCTTATGGATGAGCAGGCTAAAGGTAATCTACCTTATGATATGTGCTTCTTTTGGGACAGTATTGGCTCAGTACCTTGTGACCTTTCAGTACGTTCTAATAAGAATAATAACGAATGGAATGCAGGAGCTATGTCTACTCAGTTCGGTAATAATCTGAATCAAAAGATTCTTTTGTCTCGTAAAGAGAATTCCCCTTATACTAATACTTTAGTAGCTATCAATAAAGTCTGGACTATGAAACCAGAAAGTCCTATGGGACAGCCAAAGCTACAGAACAAAGGGGGTATGTCGATGTGGTACGATTCTACATTAGTTATTACTTTTGGTAATATTACTAATCCAGGAACATCTAAGATTAAAGCTATCAAGAACGGTATGCAAGTAGAATTTGCTAAACGTACTAACGTTCAAGTTGAAAAGAATCATATCGGAGGAGTACAGTCTCGAGGAAGAGTAGTTATGACCTCTCATGGGTTTATACCAGATGATAAACGTGCAATCGATAAATATAAAGATGAGCATAAAGATCATTGGTTAAAATTAGTTGGTTCTATAGACTTTGATCTTATCGAAGAAGGAGACCTAGAAGAAGATACAATAACTCCAAATCTTCTTGATTAGTGGCTTACGACGATATTCTAAAAAATTTAAAGCAGACCCCACCCCGATCGCTGAATGATCATATATTGATCATCGATGCAATGAATATGCTCATTAGATCATTTTCATTACTAAAAGCGATGAACCCCGATGGCCACCATATCGGTGGCCTGGTTGGGTTCTTAAGGTCTTTGGGGTATGTTACTAGAATATTCGATCCAACAAGAGTCATAGTAGTATGGGACGGGAAAGGAGGTTCTGCTAATAGAAAGAATATTAATCCTGATTATAAAGCACAGCGTGCTACTTCTCGTATTACCCATTGGGGCTTATACGATACCAAAGAGCAAGAAACTGAAGCTCTTATAGGGCAGTTGTACAGAGTACAAGATTATATTGAATGTTTACCCATACAGCAGTTAGGTATGGAAAAGTTAGAAGCAGATGATATAATTGCATACCTGGCTAAACGAGCAGGTGATGCAGGTAAGAAAGTTACTATAGTATCTTCAGATAAAGATTTCTTTCAGCTTATTGATAAGAATATAGAAGTATATGCTCCGGTTAAAAAGAAAACTTTTAACCATAGTAATATCGTAGACGAAATAAAAGTCCTACCAGAAAACTATAATATAGTAAAAGCTTTACTTGGAGATCATTCAGATAACTTACCTGGAGTAAAAGGATTAGGAATTAAAACTATACTGTCTGAATGGAAAAGTTTTTCACACGATTCATTAGCTTCTCTTCAGGATGTATGGGATCATTGTGAAACTCAGTTAGAGCAAGATAAACCTAAAAAGATATTTGCTAAAATTATACACAACTGGGATAAAGTTTTAACTAACTTTCAATTGATGGACCTACATAAGACAGTTTTAGATGAAAAAGAAATTAACTTTATAGAAGAAACTTTGCAAGATTCTATACCTGATTTACAAACAGGAGCTTTTTTACACCTATTAGATCAAGATAAGATTGAAGGAGTAACTAAAAATACTGAAGGTTGGTTAGATAATTTTAAAGGATTGAGAACAGTATCATGAAAAGAGTAGTTTTAGTTAGTGGCTACTTTAATCCTTTGCATAAAGGACATATAGAATATTTCGAAAATGCTAGAGCATTAGGAGATGAACTGTGGGTTATAGTTAACTCAGACTATCAAAGAGAGTTAAAAGGGTCTAAGTTTTTTCAAGATGAAAAAGAAAGACTCAAGATAGTTAGTTCACTTACAGTAGTAGACTTCGCAACTATATCGATTGATAAAGATAGAACAGTTAGGGAGACAATTAAAGCAATCGTTCCAAGAATAACTGGCCCACACCGTAAGTTTATGTTCGGTAACGGCGGAGATCAAAATAATGATACTATACCAGAGGCTGACGTATGTAAGGAATTAGGAGTAGAGCTAGCAGACGGATTAGGGAATAAAATACAATCAAGCAGTTGGCTATTAAAGGAATATTAATTATATTTAAACAAAGGTTATTCAATGACATTAAAATCGCTACAGCAATACGGGAAGGGGTTCCAACTAAAAGTACTAGGATCGTTATTAACAGATAAGAAGTTTCTTCTTAATGTTAGAGATGTTTTACATGAAGACTACTTCGATGCTGATACTCATAAATGGATTATCAATCAGATAACTTTTTACTTCGATAAGTATCATACTACAGTCACGATGGATGTTCTTAAAGTAGAACTTCAGAAACTAGAAAACGAAGTACTACAAGTTGCTCTTAAAGAAGAGTTACGTAATTCATATGAGGCTTCTCAAGATGATTTAGATTATGTACAAGAAGAGTTTACAACCTTCTGTAAGAACCAAGAGATGAAGCAAGCTATTCTTAGCTCTGCTGATCTTTTAAAGCAAGGTGACTTCGACGGTATTCGTAATATGGTTGAGAAAGCTATGAAAGCCGGTGTGGATAAAAATATCGGACACGAATATAATAAAGATATTGAAACCAGATATCGTACCGACTACCGTCCTACTATTCCATCTCCCTGGCCTATACTTAACGAAGGTATACAAGGAGGCTTTGGTCCTGGTGATTTAGGTATCGTGTTTGGTAATCCTGGCGGTGGGAAGTCTTGGACTATGGTAGCTATAGCTGCTCATGCTGTTAGTCTCGGGTATAAAGTTAATTACTATACTTTAGAATTGGGTGAAGATTATGTAGGTAAAAGATTTGACTGTTACTTTACCGGTCACTCTATTGATGAAGTAAATAATCACCGTGAAGAAGTACAAACATATGTCAATAATCTTAAAGGTAGGTTAATAGTAAAAGAGTATGCTCCTAAAAGCGTTACTGTAAATACTGTTAAATCTCATATTCAGAAATGTATAGACATGGATCATAAACCTGATTTAGTAATTATTGACTATGTTGACTATTTAAGAGCTCCTTCTAAAAATCGTTTCTCTGAAAGAAAAGATGAAATAGATGATGTATTTATTGCTACCAAAGGACTAGCAAAGGAACTTAAAATACCTATTCTAACACCCTCTCAAGTTAACCGAATGGGTGCTAAAGATACCGTTATCGAAGGAGATAAAGCAGCCGGTAGTTATGATAAGATGATGGTTGCTGATATTTGTTTATCCTTGTCCAGACAGAAGGAAGATAAAGTTTTAGGTACCGGGCGAGTACACGTAATGAAGAATCGTTACGGACAAGACGGTATGACCTATAATGTAAAGATGGATACTAACAACGGACATATAGAATTCGACGGTAAAGCAGACCCGGCAGATTTACTACCTGAGAACGATGGACCTACTTTTACTTTGTCACGTGAATCTATGGCACAAATTTTTGATAAAAAATCTTAAATTAATTGTGCAAAACCAAAATATATACCCTATTTATCAAAGCGTCCTCGTAAGACCAAGTGTAAGCTTTACGAGGATGTTTCTGTCTTATTAACCATCAAATATATAAAGATATATGAGCCTATTAGAAGAAAGAATAGTTTATAAGCCTTTTGAATATCCTCAAGCGTTCGATTATTGGCTAAAGCAGCAACAGGCACACTGGCTGCATACCGAAGTACCGATGTCACAAGATGTATCGGATTGGAACAGTAATTTAAGAGATCATGAAAAGAACGTTGTTGGTGGTATACTTAAAGGTTTTGCTCAGACAGAAACAATAGTAAACGACTACTGGTCTACTTTAGTTACTAAATGGTTTAGAAAGCCCGAGGTTATTATGATGGGGACAACTTTAGGTTCTTCTGAAACTATACATGCAGAAGCTTATTCACTTTTAAATGAGCAGTTAGGGTTAGATAACTTTGCTGAATTTTTAGAAGACGAAACTACAATGGCTAAGATCGAAAATCTTATGAACGTAAGAGATGGCCATGATGGAACTCCTAACTGGCATGATAGAGCAAAGTCACTAGCAATTTTTTCTGCATTTACAGAAGGTGTGAACCTCTTTAGTTCTTTTGCTGTTTTACTTTCTTTTAAGATGAGAAACTTATTGAAAGGAGTAGGACAAATAGTTGAATGGTCCGTAAGAGATGAAAGTTTACATTCAGATGCAGGATGCTGGTTATTTAGAACTTTGATGGAAGAACATCCAGAATTTAAAACTCCTGAATTAGTTGCTGATATAGAAGAGGCTGCTAAAGGAGCTTTGCAGTTAGAATTTGACTTTATTGATAAAATATTCGAGATGGGTGATTTAGAAAACTTAGGTAAAGAAGAATTAAAGAATTTTATTCGTCATAGAGTAAATACTAAAATGGGCGATTTGGGACTTAAACCTATCGTACCGGTAGAAGAGATCGACAAAGGAGCTCTTAAAACTATGAAGTGGTTTGATGCAGTTATCGCAGGAAAGCAGCATACAGACTTCTTCGCTAATAGAGTTACGAACTATGCCAAAGGGCATATGGAATGGGATACAGCAGCAATATTTTAATATAAATTTTTTATGAGTTTACAAGTCGATACTTCCGGTTGGGAGAAAGGCAAAGATTATCCTGAATGGATGAATGAGATTTCTGTGGCAACTATCTCAAAAGGATACCTTCTTCCAGACGAAACACCAAGAAAAGCATACCGTAGAGTAGCTGATAGAATAGCTAAAAGATTAGACCGTCCAGACTTAGCGAATAAGTTCTTTCGTTATATGTGGAAAGGATGGTTGAACTTAGCCTCACCTGTACTTTCAAATACAGGAACCGATAGAGGATTACCAATCTCATGTTTTGGAATTGATACGCCCGACTCAATTCGAGGTATTGGATTAACTAATGCCGAGCTCATGAGATTGACCTCTTTAGGTGGTGGTGTAGGAATAGGCCTTTCTAAAATAAGAGGAAGAGGACAAAAGATTGGAACCGGTGATATGGGACAGTCTGAAGGTGTAGTGCCATGGGCTAAGATTTATGACTCTACTATTATTGCCACTAATCAAGGAGCAGTACGTAGAGGAGCAGCTTCTGTTAACCTAGATATCAATCACCCAGACATAAAAGAGTATCTTCAGATTCGTAGACCTAAAGGTGATCCTAATCGTCAATGTTTAAACTTACATCAATGTATTGTTGTAGATGATAAGTTTATGCAAAGATTAGAGCATAGAGATCCTGAAGCAATGGCTTTATGGGTAGAGATTCTTAAATCAAGAGTTGAGACTGGTGAACCTTATATTATGTATAAGGATAATGTTAATAAAGCTAATCCACCTGCTTATGTTAAGAATAACTTAGAAGTAACAATGACTAATATATGCTCAGAGATTACTCTATTTACAGATGAGGAGCATAGTTTTATTTGCTGTCTGTCTTCTGTTAACTTAACTAAATGGCATGAATGGAAGAATACTGACTTAGTTGAAACAGCTATTTACTTTCTAGATGGAGTATTAGAAGAATTTTTAGCTAAAACTTCCGGTAGAGAATCTTTGGTTAGAGCTCATCGTTCTGCGAAAAAAGGTAGAGCTATTGGATTAGGAGTATTAGGATGGCATACATTTTTACAGAATGAAAGAATACCTTTTAATTCTATCAGAGCTACTTCCTACACTCATCAAATATTTTCTCAGATTAAAAGTCAAGCAGAAGAAGCTTCTAGAAAATTAGCCGACGAATACGGGGAACCAGTATGGTGCAGAGGAACTGGAATGCGAAACAGTCACTTAATGGCTGTAGCACCCACCGTCTCTAACAGTACGATTTCCGGAGGAGTATCGGCAGGTATCGAGCCTGTTCCGGCTAACGTCTACACGTTTAATTCCGCTAAAGGAACGTTCATTCGTAAGAATCCTGCACTAGAAAGCTATTTAGAAGACAAAGGAGCTAACACCGAAGAGGTATGGGATCAGATTATGAAAGATAGAGGTTCGGTTGCTAACCTACCCGAAGATGTAATGCCGTTGGAAGACAAGCAGGTATTTTTGACATTCCCTGAGATTAATCAATTACAACTTGTAGAACAAGCAGCTGCAAGACAGAAGTATATTGATCAAACTCAATCGCTGAATCTAGCTTTTGATCCTACAGATTCACCTAAGTTTATAAATTTAGTTCATCAAACTGCATGGAAGTTAGGAATTAAGACTTTATACTATTTAAGAACCGATAGTGTAATAAATGGAGATATAGGTTCAAGAACTTCTGAAGATTGTTTAGCTTGCGATGGATAAAAGAGTAAAAAACATACTTAATAGAGAACTTGCAAGACAAGAAAGCACTATTGAATTAATAGCTAGTGAAAACTTTGCTTCAAATGCGGTTATGAAATTAGCTGGTTCGGTATTTACTAATAAGTATGCTGAAGGCTACCCTGGTAAGAGATACTATAACGGCTGTGAGCATATGGATGAGATAGAATCTCTTGCAATAGAAGAATTAAAAAAACTTTATGGTTGTAGTTATGCTAATGTTCAACCTCATTGTGGTGCTAATGCTAACACAGCAGTCTTTCAAGCATTTTTAAAACCTGGTGATACTATTCTTGGAATGGATCTAGCTAGTGGAGGTCATTTATCTCATGGAAGTAAACCTAATATATCAGGAAAGATATATGATGCTCATTCATATGGAGTAGATTATGACGGTTACTTAAACTATTATGAGATAAGATCTAAAGCTTTGGAAGTTAAGCCTAAGATGATTATAGCAGGAGCAAGTGCATATTCGAGAGTAATAGATTGGAGAGAATTTAAAGAGATAGCAGATCAAGTAGGAGCTATACTATTAGTAGATATGGCTCACTATTCAGGATTAATAGCAGGAGGAGTATACCCTAGTCCTTTTCCTTATGCTGATGTAGTTACTTCTACTACTCATAAAACTCTAAGAGGTCCTAGAGGAGGAATTATATTATGGAATAATGAAAAGTATTCTAAAAAGATTAACGGAGCTATCTTTCCAGGTACTCAAGGAGGTCCTTTAATGCATATTATAGCAGCTAAAGCTCAATGTTTTATAGAAGCTAATACTCCTGAGTTTGTAGAGTATTGTTTAAGAGTCGTAGATAATGCAAGAGCGATGTGTAAAGTATTTAAAGATAATGGTATATCAATACTCACAGAAGGAACTGATTCTCATTTAATATTGATTGATTTATCTGATAAAAAGTATAGTGGAAGAGAAATAGCTGATAGATTAGAAGAGAACGGTATAACAGTAAATAAGAACGGTATTCCTAATGATCCTAGAAGCTTTGTTGAAACTAGTGGTATAAGAATAGGAACTGCAGCAGAGACAACTAAAGGACATACTAAAGAATGGTTCAAAGAATTAGCAAATAAAATAAGTAAATTGATTAATAATTAAATATATTTTAGTTGGCTATTTGATATATTTTTATTATATTATATAAAAAGAGTTATATGTCAAAATCGTCAGCTAAACAACGCTACATTCAATTGCAAGAATGGTTAGCAGTATTTAAAAAAGGAACAAATACAAATAAACGTCGAAAGAAAAGATTTTCGAAATCTGATCATTATAAATCTAGAGGAGTAAGATGACAAAAGTAATTAAATTTTATGCTGATTGGTGCGGTCCTTGCCGGGTGTACGGTAAGGCTTGGGATAAAGTCGTAGAAGAGTTAAATGATGTAGTTGAGTTTCAAGAAGTAAATATAGAAAAAGATACTTCCGGACTAGCTGCTGAATATAAAGTAGACGGTATTCCTCATACGGTTGTGCATAAAATTAACGGCTCTACAGAAGAGAGAGGCGGTAGAATGTCCGTCGAGCAGTTAAAAGAATTCATTTTAAATTAATAAGTTATGTTAAGAGATCCAAATTCAATTCCAGCAGGCGATACTATTATTGAAGACCCTGCAATAGAGCCTTTCTTTATTACTCGTTCTCAAGTTGGAGGGTATGTAGTATATGAAAGAGTTACTAAAGGTGAGAATAACAATGAGTATTTGAAGACTATGGGTTATCCTTCTACCTTTAATCATGCATTAAAAATGGTTTCGAAAGAAATGGTAAATGCAGGAAATGAAAGACACTTCAGTTCTATCAAAGACTATATTATTGAGTGGGAAAAAATTCAAGAGAAGCTATCTAATCTAACTTCTATTGATGTTTAGCGTTTGCCTATACGCTTTATAATACCTGGCAAATTTAAATTATAATAAAATGGCAAAAAATGTCGTAGTGTCCTTATCTGGAGGGATGGACTCCTCAACTTTACTGCTTAGATGTTTATCTGAGTATGATCAAGTAACAGCTATATCTTTTGATTATGGTCAAAAGCATAGAGTAGAACTTGAAAGAGCTCAATCATTAGTAGACTACATTAATGAAAATTGTACTGACGAAAATTGTTTCGGCGGATGCAGAGTTAATTATCAAGTTATTAAGTTAGATGGTTTAGTTAATTTATTAAATTCAAATCTCGTTCAAGGTGGAGATGATGTACCTGAAGGTCATTATGAAGAAGATAATATGAAAGCTACTGTCGTTCCTAATAGAAATAAAATCTTTGCTTCTTTAGTACAAGCAGTTGCTCTATCAGCAGCTAATGCTAACGGTAA